CAGAACCCTCGTATGTGTCATCAGCGGTAGAACCACCAAAGAGTGCAGGAAGTTCTGTGAGGTCATAGTTAGCTAACTCGAAGTTCAAAGTCACAGGATTGCCATCGTAGAAGATGTCAAACGGAGTGTCGAAGAACTCTGCTTCAATTTCGGTTGCATTGGGTTCATCTTGACCTACAGTCAGACCCTTCAGGACACCCATCAACGGGGTTGTTGCTGCGCCACCTACTTCACCATATCGCAAAGCGACGGCTTTAACGGTTGTTTTCTTTGACATAGTTTTGTTCTTTTTATAAAGTTAGACAATTAGTTGATATAATTTATTCTTGATTATCCATCACAACGATGAATGATTTTACGAATGTGTAATAGGCATTGTCGGAGGTAGATGTTTCGTAATCTTCCATAGAAAGAACACTATCTTTTTCGATGTAGTAAGCACCATCACGAACCTCGGATTGTTCATCTATCAGTGTGTTAATGCTGTTCTCCATAATAGCGTAGATGTCACGGTTTACACGCCCCCTTGAAATAGAGGGGACAAACGCCTCAATATAGCAACGTACACGACCACATGCTTGTCTGTCAAATTCGCTTTCATCAATCATGTTACCCACATGTAAAACGATAAAGCCATCACTTGTATCGCTTTCCGTTAATTCTTGTGGTACATTCATGTCATACACGTTTTCGGACACGACACCAAACACAAGGTTGTACAAATAATCGTATATGTCTATTCTTGATTGGTTTACCATAACTTGTTGTTTTTACTAATTCCACCGTTCACGTTTGTCACGTCTACTTATCGCACGTTCCAAAGAGCCAAAGGTGTGCCTCTTGCCCTTCTTGTCAGTGAAACCATAACGAGAATAGTGATGACTTCTTGTGATTTTAAAGTCCACCTTTGCAGGTTTAAGGTCTTTGCTCACCTTGTCATAAAATTCCGTCATAACGGCAAATTGTCTAAATGATGCGCTATTAAACTTCTTTCCATGTACGCCCTTCCCTATTCCGTGAATAAGAGTAAACCCTTCTTCCCAAAATCCCCAATAAGGGGCGAGAATGGCAAAAAACACACGCCACCTACCGTTCCAACTTAACTTGCCATATTGACTAATGTAATTAGTAGCAAGTGTGCGACCCTTAACAGGAAAAGATGACCATACATCTTCCTCGAAAAATTCGTGCAAGAACGATTCTCCAGGATGATGTTCTACGTCTCTACCTCTGTCATTGTGAATAACCTCCTCACGATAAAATCCGCTGGCTTTCAATTTCCCACTATAAGCGACACCCCAACAAAGGCTATTGAGCAAGTTGCCCGTTCTGTCCATGTGGTAACGGCTATTGTAGGTGTTTATCTTGTCGCCTATTTCCTTTATCTTGTCAATAGCATACTCGATAAGCATCTGCGTTTGCAGTTCCACGAGATTATTAAGCATGTGTGCTTTTATCTCGGCAGGACGGTAGTTTTTTATCTTCCCTTGCTTCATTATTTCCAACTGCTCCTTGTCGCATAAATGCTTACACCGCCAATTTGTGACGGGTCTGCATTGTCAACGGTAAGGTTGAATGTTTCACCATATCGGTTTAGGGAAATCTTATCACCCTTATGTGGAACTATCCAATTACCCTTTTCGTCTTGGATTAAAGGGATGGATATAATGTATGACGCGGTTTGCATGACACGACCTTCTTCGTCCGTTGCCATGTGTTCGTCCATAACGCCCTCGTAAACCGTTACAACAGTATCGGGTTGCATACCTTTGCCTGCAACGGTTCTTGTTATAGTTCCCGTGTATGGATATTCACTTATTTCGTCACGCATATTTTCCTCCTATTAGGGTCTAACCACATCTTCTATCGGAATGAACTTAATACGCCGATTTTTGAGGTATTCTTCGAGTTCATCTCCTTTCGGGTCATCGTAGTTTTGGTATATGCGAATGGCATACTTGATTTTCTCGTCTTGATAGAAATCTTGTTCTTGTCCAATGGTTTTTTGATAACCGTTGTGACTTTGTTGTAGGGAGGCAGTATTCGATGGGCGTAGGAGCACCGCCATAAATATAAGGTCAGCAGTCATAAGGTCGCGTTCACGTTGCGTAACCACTGTTTCGTCATACACATCGGCTAATGGGCTTATACCCCTGTCTAATGCGATTTTCACAAAGTTCTTCTCGGTAAAAGAAGAATACATCGTTGACGCATCGAGCCATTCTAATACTGTCATACTTTTAAGACTTTAGACGATTAAACAAAAGTAAACCATTCGCATAAATACCCAAGCACGCTTAGTCTGCGGTTGTAATATCAACTACCACGTGTTGCATTGCCTCGGTAAGCACTGGGCCGTAACGACCAATTACCTTTGTAGCATACTTCTTGTACTTGCCATCGTTTGATACCTCGTTCAAGAGATACAGGAAGTTAAGTATCTTAGAAGCGTTTGCAGTTACGGTATTGTTGATTTCGCCAGTCCTAATCATTTCGACATCAGCAACCTGTGAGTGTACGATAACACCACACTTGCCACCATTGCCGATAGGACGAAGAACAACCTTTCCTGCCTCCCATCCGTTGACAGTCCTAATGGTCTTGATGTTCTGTACCACCTGCTCCTCCTTGACAACCATAATTGGAGAAATCTTAGAAATCTCGGAACGGCTGTAAGCGATAAGGTCTTCAAGTGTGATAACATCGGTGTCAAGACTTGTACCGCCTTGGTTGTTGACAATGACAACCTTGTCCTTTGCATAGAAACGGATATAACGATTAACCTCTTCCTTGAAGAAAGAGTTTTTCAGCAGCACGGTAAGGATAGTGTTGTAAGGTATCTGCCATACAAACTGTGCGTCACTGTCAATGTTGTTAGCCAACTTGAAATCGTACTCAATCTTCTGCATTTGAGAAGGAATATCGCACGTTGCGTCAGTCCAAACCTTTGCACCTGCGTTCTTGAAGTTGCTATTAGGCACGTATGCCTCTTGCTCTACGGTGATAGCGGAGAAGCCCTTAATCTTGGTGTTATCGTAAGCACCGCCCTTTGAAATACACTGTGCCGCAAGATTGCTCAATGTGTACATGTGTGTATTAGTAAGGTCGCCTACGCCACGAACATAACCATCAAGGAGTTCTGCATCTACACTGCCAAGTTCACGCAGACGTGAGATAAGTTCCAACTTGGACATAGATGTTTCGTAAAGCCCCTTACCCCATTGGTAAATAGAGCCTGACTTTTCCTTGAAGCCCTCGCCATCGAGTTGTGCAACCTCGGAAAGAGGAGCCATCGCATCAGCGGTAGGTACTGGTCGGTTGGTCTTCATTCTAACCGTCCAAGCAGGGTTCTTCTTTGTGTCACCAAGGTCAATTTGGTATTCATTGCCCTCTACGACAAAGTTCTCCTGCCAGAAGAAACGGTTAGCGTTAAGAACGATACTGTTGTCTATAAGTCTCTGTACAAATCCATTGCCTGTAGAATTAAGCAGTCCCTTCGCGTAAAGCTTTTCGACGAGAGCCTCTGGATTGTCTTGGTATTTATAAGCATTTGCTGCCATAGTTGTAATCTCCTTTCTTTATTAAAGTTCAAACACTCCGTCAATAAGTGACTTGTTCTGTGCGAGGATGTACTTTGTCAGCGGTTGCATACGTCCGATGTATGCTGCACATCCGCTAACACCTGACAAGTAGTAGTGACCATTCTTGATACCGAAGCCATCGGTAGGCAAGAGGTCTTCGTCGGCAAGAATCCACATGTTGACATAATCAACAAGAGGTTTTGCGCTTGCGCTTGCAGCAGTGCCCTTTGCCTCTACAAGGATGTCGGTCGATGCAACCGTAAGGGCTGTGTCAACGGTGATTGCAAATTGTTCGTTCTCCTTGTCGTACTCTACTGCGGTAATCTTTGCAGACTGACCTGTAGTAGCGGCGGTGTTAGGTGCAACCATAACAATCATACCCTCTTCTGGGGCATCGTCCCATCCCGTAGCCTTTAATACGATAGTTGTACTTGCGGTAGCAGCAGCCTTTGGTGCGAATGCACGATAGATTGTGATACCCTCTTGGTCTTCGGAAAGACCACCTCCAGGAACGTACTTACCGAGTTGTCCAGCATAGAAGTGGTCAAAACCCTTCTTTGGATTGAGCAAATCACCGCCGAGCAACTGATTCTTCTTCAGTGTTGGGTTGGTATCACCCCACCAAACGAACTTACCACCACGTACGTCCTTTTGTGTTTCGAAATAAAATCCAAGGTTTGTAACCATGATAATCAGTTTTTAAAGTGTTAATAATTAAAGTTCAAACTTTTTCACTCCCTCGATGATTTCGTCATCCTGCTGCTGTATTTGCTTTGGAGTGCGAGGTCTAATGTCACCGATACTATCCTTGAAGATTTCTTGGAAAGAATTTGCGATGTCCTTAGCCTGCTCGTTATCATCTTTGTCGAGTGATACGTTGTAGGTCTTTGCATACTTTTCGAAAGAATTGTGCAAATCCTCACGTATATTCTTTTTGGCAAGGTCAACAATGGTTCGGAACTTGATTTTTTTTGCTTCTTCGTTGCGAAACCTTTTTAACTCGTCCAACTGGTCTTGTACCTCTTTAGGAAGGACTACCTGTTGTTGCTGTTGTTGCTTACCTCCAAGTTTTTTGTTCAACTCTTCAATTTGACTCTTATAACCGTTTTCTTTCTCCTCAAATGCCTTTTGCTTTGACGTGAGACCCTTTGATGTTGCGCTGAAAGCGGTATCAAGGTTAAATTGCAGGTCTGCAATCATTGCCTCATCATCTGCGGTTGCATCGGGATATTTCTTAGCAAAGAAACCCGAAAACTTGTCCTTAAAATCATCTGTCAGAGTTTCATTCGTGTACGATTTCTGCGTACAATAATCGTTTGCTTTCTGCAAAACTTCTTCTTTTGTCATAGTTTTCTACTATTAAAAGTTTGTTAAATAAAAACAATTTTCTCTTTGTTTTAGTACAAAGGTAAAAGTATGAAAAGTTTATTAAAATTTTATAAATATGAATTATTAATGAAACCTTTTGATTGCAATAACATTTAATCCCTTTTCATTATTGACACCTATTTTTAATAACTAAATTTGCAACAAGAAATTTCTTATTACTTTTTATGGCACGCAAACGTAATGACATAGTATTATCCCCATTGGAGGACGGAAATCAAAAGTATGCTATCCGTTCCAATGCTGACATTGTTTGCTTTACAGGGAACACGGGTGGCGGTAAGAGTTATGCCCTATACTATGCCCCTATCGAATATCTCGCCATGAACGACAATGCCAAGATTGTTTGCTTTATGCGTAACGTGTCGGATTTCTGGGGTGCGGGCAAGGTGAATGATACCTTGAAAAAGATGTACCCTCTCATTGACCGTAGTGTAAAAAAGCAGCCACACGACCCGATAGGGGAGATTATTCGTAACCAAACGGATATGGGTATGAAATTGTACAATGGTAGTGAGATAAAGTTTCAACAGCTGGACAATGAGAATCCTATCATAATAGATAAAATTGCTAAAGGCTTGCAAGCAAAGAAACTTATCTTTGATGAGTGCAACAAATTCCTTTGGCGAACAATATCCACATTCTTTCCCCGTTTGCGTAGTGATTCCAATGGTAAGGCACAAGTATTTCTTGCACAGAACCCCGAACGCGAGTGTTTTATGCGCAAGATGTGTGGCAAGGGAGAACATGGTGGCGGATGGATAAACGATGACGGAACACTTGATAAATCTATGGATGGTGTTGTGATGTTTTTCTTTATGCCCGATGGAGACTACGAGAAAGCCATTTGGGGAAGAACAAAAAAAGAGGTTTACGAAAAAGGAAAAGAATTAATAGATGAACGCCTTGCTATCGACCCTGATATGTCCTACGAGGATTTCATTCTTTCAATGGCTTTTTTTACCTTTGATGTAAGGGATAACAAGAAAATGTTGGCAAAGAACAAGTCATATCGTGGACTTGCGGCAAACTCCGCAACAGCGCAATCCTCTTATGCCGCTAATTGGAATTACTCTCTTACGGACGAAGAAGAGGTAGAAGAGGATTTGGTAAACGTAGAACTTTCAAGCCTTGACATAGAAAGAATGTTTAGACCGTCAAGCATACCTATCGGTAGTGTACTGCTAAAACGGTTTATGACAATGGATATGGCAACCACAGGATTTGATAATCTTATATTCAAGTACTGGGAACTATGGTCTAACTATGGTCTTATATGTAAAGATGTAAAGTATTCCGTGCATAATGGAAATACGGAGGCGGTGGTAATGGCGATACAATTTCGTGATAGGCACAACCTACAAGAAAAGGAAATGGTATTAGATGTACAAGGTTTCGGTTTCTTGAAAGAGTGTTTTCCACGTGCTATATTATTTAGCGGTGCTACATCACCATCTAATCGTGGAAAGGCGAACTTTAGGGCATTAAAAGACGAAGCATCGCATGTAGCCATGCAAATGATACAATCGGGCTTGGTACACTACGAACCTCGTTTAGCGGAAATGCACTACAATCACAAAAATATGAAACGCCAAGGGGGGACAACCTTGTTACGCCACATGCAATTTGAAAGGCGCATATTCCAGTTTAACAAAACACCAAACGGGCGCATAGAAATGATGCCGAAAGACAAGATGAAAAAGATATTGAAGGGTATGTCACCTGACCTTATGGATAATGTTATCTTGGCTTGTGGTGGTATGATATACGATTGCTACCGAATGTTGCGTGATGATGCAGGCGTAATTCGCAAGCGTGTGCAAGCCGAGGATATGTTGGCAATGTTGCACGTGAATGAGGAAAGCACGATGATAGAGTCAAGAATACACCCCGTAAGAAAGATACGAAATGCGATAAACATATTAGACAAACTAAGCAACATATAAAATGATAAGAACAAAAAACATACAATGGTATCTAAGCGACCCTACAAGGTTAATGCAAGTAAAGCCGTTTACTCGTGGAGGTCACATAGATGGTCTTGGCTATGAATTGCAAGATGTCTTAATAAACCAAACGATTAAAACGGAATTTTCAAGGTTGGTGCAGAAACCTATTTCACAGGACGTGTATCTTACGGAGTACAACCCGTCTTTGCACCATATAATAATGAATAAAACAATACCGCATATCAAGGTGGTATTTGACGGTTGCGAGATGCCTGCTGGTATGATAGAACTAACGCAAACGGCATCGTTTCAGAAACTCATTCACAGCGCACATTGTCGTTCCCTTACCAATAACCCATTGGAATTTAACCTTTGCCAAACAGATGTAGATGAGGGAGGATTAAAGGTATTTGAGAAAGTAAAAACCATGTGGACATGGCGCAGTATGGACTATTGGCTGTCCCGTGCGATTAATGCTTGCAAGCAGACGGGTGTCTGTGGCATCTTGTTTTCTTTCGACAAAGATGCAAATCAATGTGTGGTTACAAGCTATAGTTACGAGGACAATTACCAAGTTATTCCTAACTATGATGAATACGGCATTGAAGTGGCGCGTTCATTAGTCTATCAAATAGACGGCAATATAGTGATAGATATGTATGATAACAGGATGCACTATCACATAGTCCAAAGTGAAACAAGTGAGGGTGGTTGGAAGATAACGCCCGAGGTTCACGGATTTAGCCGTTGCCCGTTGCTTTACAAAAGAGGTAAGGTTGCTTGGGAGTATGCCGAGACAAGTATCGAAATGTGGGAGTTAATGACAAACATTAACGCCATTGCATTAAAGCGCTTCGGTACATTTGCCCTTGCTTTTTGGGGAGAAATGGATAGCGATAGTTTCAAGCGCGATAGTTCTACACTTATCATCAACCTTTCAAGCGACACATCACAAGGAAAGCAAGATGCAAAGGTGTTGGATTTTCCCGAACCGAAAACTATGGATGACTACCTCAAGACATTAGAGGAAAAAATCTCCTTGTTTAGTTCTACATCATTTATTACGCCAAAGGATATAACAACAACGAATAGCGGAGGTAACGGTATAGCCCTTGCAATGTCAAACGACTATGCCCTTGCAACACAATCGGCAATGGATTGGAGAAAGTTTGTAAACGACATGTTTTATCTTTTCCAAGAGGGAATAGACCTTGAAACCAATGGCGTTGAAAAGTATGCACAATTACGTGTTGGTGCAAAGATTATCCCTTGGTCTCTTGAAACCAACAACACAAAGATTACAAACCTGCAAATGGAGGCAAAGTGGTTGTCTATGCAGACTATCATAGAGAAATCGCCTGATGCCGCCCCTGACGAAACGGAACGTATCATCAAGGAACGTGGCTCGTTAATTCCACAAGATGCCATATCGGATGCAGACAGCAATAAAGCGGCGCGAATAAGCAAGAATAATTCCAACGAAATAATAGACAACACCGCT